CACATTGCGGGCACCCCCCATTGTTGATTCTTCGCAGTTGGTATATTCGATTAACATGCCATCTTTGTCTATTAATTGCGCTGTGGCCAAAATACCAGCCAAGTTGTCACAGGTTCCGTACAATATTCCGTTCTTCAGGGTTGAGAAGGGATCGAGAAAAATCGTGTCAAAATGCGCTGAAATAATTACATTCATTTCCCTTTTCTCTCCACCAGCACCCTCAAGTCAATCGTAACCCTGTCCCCAATATTTAACGGTTCATCCCGCAATAACTCGTGGAACATTAGTGTAGGTTCACCCCAAGTCTCGGAAATGGATTTCCAGTTTTTCGGTTCAATCGTTCTGACTTTTCTGAATTTATCTATTTGCATGGCCAAAGTCTTAAATCTTCCCCCGAATAAAAAACAGGAATTCCGTATTCTTTGGCTAATTCTATTTCCTTATCGGCACCAACACTATCTCCATCTATCCTCAAAACCGCATCGCACCGCTTGAGCATATGGTAATTATAGTCATACCAAAACTGCTCATTGTGTGGCGTAATAAGATGCCATAAAAGGGCCAAGTGGGGAATATAGGGAATAAATCCATCCAAAATCAATTCATCAGCCACCTTGCAGGCCCTGTTAGTGTTCTGTACTGGATCGGGATGCGCATAGGGACCTGCAATATAAATGAGTTTGCCTCTACTAAACATCTTACTCCACATCTTACTCCTCTCTTACTCCCCTGTATGTGAAACGTGGATCGACATGGAAATCAAGTGAAGCCTTACTACCAGATCCAATCTTCCCCTCGTGAAGCTTTAATAATATTTCACCCCCAAACTTAATATCAGAAGACACAAAATCACCATACTTCTTAACCAGTTGTTTTGCGTAATAAACTAATAAGTCTCCTAATATTTCAGAAGTTAAGTCCAGTTCTTTGTCAATTCTTAAAGGAAATTTTATCATATTGGTTTGCTGTGCTACGCTGAGCTTCGATTCGCTACGCTGTGCTCCGCTTGGCTTTGCTCCGCTCTGCTTTGCTCCGCTATGCTCTGCTTTGCTATGATTATCGGGCAATTTCCCATTTTAGTATCCTGAATCTTCCAAATAGTGGCCGATGATTGCCAATCGCAATTTCGATGCCCCCTTTTTCAAACCAGTTATAGAGTTTTTGGGAATCGATCAGATTATTCTTAATAAGCGTGATGTGAAAATTTAAAAACCAGGGATGCGAAAGCACTGGCCTTGGTTGTGCCTCCTGCTTAATATAAGAACCACCAGATAATTTTGTGGTAGGTGCCTTCAGGTGGATATAAAATATTTTCCCATCGAATTCGTCGAAGCAAATCTGTTTTCCCTTTTCATCAATAAAAGGAATTGCTACGGGAGATATAATCGTGTGGGACTGACCAACCCGGATATATTCGCCACGCTTTTTCCCTTCAAAACTTGTAGCACAGGATTGACCCTTCTGGTTGTAGAGAAATGCGATCATATTATCCACTGGGAAAACGACCTTGTTCCCCTCCACAAGATAAAACTTTTGCTCAGGTGGCCTTTGTTCTTTACTGTGATCAAAAAAACGATCAAACACAATGTCGGTTAAGGATGCCAACCCCACTTCAATTTCTGCAACGTTATTTGTTTTCATAACTTACACCTCCTAATTTGGTTTGGTTTGCTGTGCTACGCTGAGCTTCGCTTCGCTCGGCTGTGCTCCGCTTGGCTGCGATGCGCTATGCTCCGCTTGGCTGCGAATCACTTTTCTGGCATACCCAGAAACTCAATCTTGGATTGAGGTCTAAAAACCTTGACGTAATATTCACAAAATGCCTCGTCATTAAGCATGGAGTCATCGATCTCAGATTCCTCATCTTCCCGACTGGCAGGCACTATAATTTTCTTATTACCGACTTTTCTAATTCTACCTCTGGTGTAATGAAGCATGGACATATCTCCTTGTCTTCTTCTACTTCTATGAGCGTAATGCCCCAATCGACAATGTTGGAACATATTCTTGCCCCAAACTTAGAGCCAAGTCCCATCAGGGCGGGCGTAATGATATGCCAGCAATTATCATGGTAGGCCATTTCCTTATAGTGGACATGACTTCGGATCAAAACATCGGCCCTCGGTTGGTTATTCTTGATGGCTGACCATTTAATATTCCATTCCCCCTCTCTCAAAAGGGGTGTAATCTGTCCGTAAGGCATAACCGATTTGGAGATGTGGTGCTTAACATCAAAAATAAATCCTGCAATGTCATAAAATCCGTGGTCTTTGATGTCGGCACCCGCCTCTTTGGCAACGATCTTTTCCCAATCCTCGTCAACTCCACCGTGATACGGGGTTCCATAGGTCATAACGATCGTTTTGCATTTCCAAGCATTGATACACTCTGCGGCCATATTAGCCTGCTCAATGCGATCTGAGGTAATGAGTTCGTTTCCCCCTGCCCTTAGATTTTTCCCATCAACCACGTCACCATTAACGATTAAAACGTCGATGGGTTTTACATCCTGAATAATTTCCAAATATTGGCTCCATAACTCGTTTTGAAGTTTACCCCACCTGCGCTTTTCGCCATCCTTTCCCACTGAGTATTGCCAATCCGGTGGCGTGAGGCCCGCCCGATGACCACAATGTAAATCCGATATTACCACAACTTTTTTCTTCATGGATCACCTCCTAATTTGGTTTGGTTTGCTGTGCTACGCTAAGCTAAGCTTCGCTTGGCTGTGCTTGGCTCAGCTCCGCTTTGCTGCGAATCATTTTTCTGGCATATTCATTCCCCATCAACTTCGGGTTCCTTCCCTTCCACCAGCATTTAAGACGGCACCATAGATTTTTCATGGTTTCTCACCTCCTGTTTAAACTTAACGCCCGAAATTGCTCCCGAGGCAATTATCACGGTTGGGTGAAACCAATCAACCTTGTGATAAAGACTCGCCGCTTCAAAAGCAAACTTGCTCGATTGTCCAAAATGATCCCCGGTTCCCATGCTGTAATAAATGGTTTCATGTTTGACCCTACCGAAAGTCAACCTCTTCTCTGTGATCGTCTTCTTAATATTGAGATGGTGTTGAACCCATGTTTGAATAATCTCATCTTCAAACATCGGAATTTCAAACGAATTCGAATAAAGGTAATTAAAATAAGCATCCAAAGCACCAGCCTTATCCTCTGAAATACGGCAAACATGCAATTCTTCTCCATCGGGCGTTTGTTCCTTATCCACCCACCTAAATCCCAAGTAAGGATCGTCAAAGTTTACGCTGGTAGAATGGTTCACCCAAACCTTCATTGGCCAATCTTTCTGGAAATTTAGGGCGTCATTACCAGATGGTTCACCATCAACCACACACAAAACGATATTGTATAATTCCATAAGCTGATCGAGTCGCCCGATCTTGGGAATCATTAGACCATCATTCCCCTTTAAAAAGGTTTTAAATGCCGTTTCATCTGGACTGTATTCAACCCATACTAACTGCCAATGACCAATATCATGGGGGTCAAGATTTTTTTTAGAATTCGGCACCAATCTCCAAATCGTGATATAGCATCCTTGGTCTACCCCCATCACGTGAACATAATCCCTTTCATAGCCAAATTTAAGATCGGGTTTTGCCATCATTTTAAAGAGTTCTGCCGCTAGTCCCATCCGTTTATCTTCGTAGGGAATGCCAAGTACGTGATGGTGGAAATAAGTCGTATCCTTAGTGTCACGGTCACGCATGACCTCGGGCGAAGGTTGGGAGTAAGCCCAGGGCACCTTGTATCCCCTATAACCCTCCCCATACCTTGTCACCGTTTCGTAATATTCTTTACGCATCGGAACCCATTCACAGTTATGGATTTTTAATGGTTCTTCACGCCTCCATTTGCCAATCTCAGACCAGTCCAATGGCAAAAGACACTTTAAACATTGGTAGTAAACATCACCTCGATGCTTCTGTCCCTTCTCATAATAATTGGCAACACTATCGGGAAAAACCATCTCTTGCCATTCATTACAATGATTGCATTTTATTAAGAAGGTCATTTGGTCTGAAAGTTCGTTATAGATTTTAGTAACTCCCGCATTTCCCATCTCCGGACTGGAAAAGATACCGAAATGGCCCCTCTGTGTCTTGGCACGAAACATAGGCGATGCCTTAATTCGAGATTCTAATTGGCTCGCTATCGTATCATCGGTAGTCCGATCCCATTCGTCTCCCTTTAACCATTGCGCTGGAATTGTCGTAACGCTGGATAGTGTCTTGCGACCACCGAGATAAAGACCGGCTCGACCAAACTTTTTTAATGAAATCTGGTCAACCTCTCCCTCTTCGAGTAGATTCGCAAGGTATTCGTTTTCCCTAATAAAATCACGCAAGCGGTCAGCAGAAAACTCCCTGACTTTATCATCATTTTCAAGAGTATAAATAGCGGTCGGATAAATGCTCATCTCTACGCCTTCATCTGAAATGTAGAAATGTGGCATCAGTGAATATTGTTCAAGAAAAAGAATGGTTTGCCACATATAGATCGTGGTCACGCCCACCTGGGAACGTTTAACGGCCACCTGCCTCGGATGCATATCGTTAATCATTTGCAACTGCCATTCGAACCCACGAAACTGGATGGGTTGACCGTGATACTTGTAATACTTCACCAACCGTTCAACAAAGGTTAGCGAATAATCCCTTGTCAACCCGTTAATATAGGATTTATAGATTCTTAATATGTGTTCTACGCCTTGAGGGAGCGTTGATTTAAAGGGCATTTATTTTCTCATAAAAATCTTTTTCAATTTTATTCTATTTCAACTTCCCCTTCCATTTCATAATTCCATTCTATTGTTTGACGTTTATTTCCGTTATCATCAACCCATTCTTTAATCACGTTTCCCATGGGAATTTTATCCATTAATCTGTCCCTCTATCTTTTTCCCCAATCTAAAGGAATTTCAAATTCATAATGGCCGCCCCTTCGACTTCTTTATTCCCACTACCACCATTGGACAATAGTAATAACCCCCAACAAGTCCCGGGGTCAGTCCACATCTTGCAAATTGTTTTCGACATTGATCGATGTTGATTCTACATTCTCGGATACAACAGTAGAGCCACCGACCCTTAATAGCTTCTCCTCTTTCTCCTGAATCTTCCTTGTGGGCTTGAGTTTGCCCCTTCTCTTCGCTTTTTTTACTACTTCGTCCCATGGCTCATCCTCCGTTGGCCTAACGATCTGATACTTTTTCCTTAAATCGTCATATTTATCATCCAGAGCTTCAGAGATTAAAACTTTTACATCAAATGGGGGTTTGGCAGCAGTAAACTTTTTCATCACCGAAGAAACGAAATCCCCAGTGACCCAAGCCAAAAAGTCCTTACATAGTGCCCACATACCCTCCAGTTCTTTTTGCTTTTTGTCACGTTCACTAATCAGAATTTGTTTTGCCATATCAATATTCCCACCAGCTAAGGCATTAACAATGGTAATTCGAGCTTCTATGGCAACCAGTCTCGAAAACTCTTCGCCAGACATCTTTCTTATCTTGTCGGGGTTGTAACCAAAATCAATCTCACTCTGTAATAATGTCTTTCCAGATCGTCGAAGACGATCCGAGGCGGACTGAATTTTTCTCTTCTCCATCTTAAAAAGGGTCGCAAGATCTTCCTTCTCAAAATACTTCAATAGGATAGGAAGGTCCTTATAATCCAAGCGAGCCTCGTTTAATCCAGCATGAAAGGAAAAGCCCTCCAAACAGGCTTGGCGTGAACTCTTATCAACCTCCTTATGGTAAGCACCCAAGGCATTTTGAAATTCTTGCTGGAAGAGGTCCAAGTCATCTTCTGCTCTTTTGGCAAAATGGTTCTGTTTATGTAAGGTCTTAAACTTCTCGTAGAGAATATCAAAGGGATTCATTTTTGGTACATCCTTTCTCTAACATTTCTTTTGCTCTTTTTATTACAGTCTTAAGAGAATATTGACTACAAGGGCAATCCCACACCTTATCTATTTTGGGAAACCAAGAAAAACAAATATCGCATAAAGAATCCGAGTAGAACTCATCAAAAGGACACCGATCAATTCCATCAAGATTTTTCAAATCTAACCATTTTTTAACTGCAAGTTTCTCTTTTTCAGTTAATCTTTTTCGCATCATATCATTTTCCCCAGTCCTTTCTGGGCTTGCCGCAAACAGGGCAAAATTGAATCTCTACCACCTCTGAAGAAGGCAGAGTTACCATTTTAAGATTAGGATGCCAGCACCAGCATTTTACTTCTGGCTTTTCCTCTGGTGCATCATGATGACAATGAATGAATGGACGAATATTACCATTAGGCCCATATTTCTCTTGAAAATCCTCTCTACACCGCCAACATAACTTTTGCTCAGTCATTTTTTTCTCCTTTCTTTAAAAAGGGGGGATTGTGATTCTTGTAATAAAATCACACCCGCCGCCGCATAGACGATAATATCGAGCAATTCGTTAATTTGACCTTCGGATGTATCCAAGTTCATAATTTCTTCATTCTTCTTTCCAATCTGAT